ACCTAGTATTTTCAATGCTTTCAGGTCTTGATTTTATGTTTACTAAAAAAGTTGTATTTTTTTGCTTTTTCTATTGACATATACTTTAAAATAGTATATACTATGTATGTAATTAGTTTTGGAGCTATCCGTTAAATAGCAGAAAAGAGGGTTTTATATGAATAAAATTGAATTAATGGGAAGATTAACAAAGGACGTTGAGATTAAGAAATCAAAGGCTGGAAATGACTGGGCAGTATTTACTTTAGCTGTTGCAAGAGATAAAGAAACAACTGATTTTATAGACTGTTTAGGATTTGGAAAAATGGCTGAAACTTTAGTAAAATATGTTGAAAAAGGAAACAGAATAATCGTTTGTGGAAGTTTACAAATAAATTCATATACAAATAAAGAGGGACAGAATGTAGCTAGGCCTCAAGTAATTGTAAATGATTTTTATTTTGTAGATTTTAAAAAAGATTTGGTAAAGGATAATAAATAATTATGGATGAAGAAGAGAAAAAACTATATAGTGAAATGCTGAAATTAGCAAAACAAGCTAACAGACGAATTTTAAAAAGTGAGAGATTAACAGGAGTAAAAGAAGCATTTCAAATTAAGGAATTAGCAGATAAGTTTTCTGAAAGTAAAATAGATATGTGGACAGAATCAGGAAGAATTTCAACAAAAAAAGGATTAAATCAAAGTCAAATGGTAGCTGTAATAAAAGAAATAAAGCGTTATTTAAGAAAAGAAACAACAATACCTGACATAAAAGCAAAAAGAGAAGAATATTCTGCAATAGTTGGTTTTGAAATTTCCTACAAACAAGCTAATGCTATATTTCAAGTAAGAAATACTTATAAAGATTATTATGAAAGCCATTCTGAATTCTGGGACTTAGCAAGAGAAACAGTAAAAGAAAGTTATTCACTTGAAACATTCACTCAAAAATTTACTGCTTTAATGGGTAAAAAATATATTGATAAAGAATTTAAAAACGACTTGGAAAATTTATACTATTATGCAAAGGGAGTAAAAAATTAATGATTTATTGGAATAAATATGAAGGGCATTTACCTAAAATAATGGGTAAACGAAATAAAGTAGACAATAATATATATACTTTTGATATTGAAACAACTTCTTATTTGATTTTAAATAATAAGCAATTACCAACAAATGAATATTTAAAACTAACTAAAAAAGAACAAGAGGAATGTGAATTTCGTTCGACAATGTATATCTGGCAATTTGGAATAAATAATAAGGTTTATTATGGAAGAACATATGAAGAGTTATTTCAATTTATGAATAGAATTGAATATTACTGCACTGATAAGAAAAAAATAGTTTTTGTACATAATCTTTCATGGGAATTTCAATTTCTTCGCAACATTTTTCATTTTAAAAATGTAGTTGCAAGAAAATCTCATAAAGTAATGAAGTGTGAAATAGAAGAATTTAATTTTGAATTTAGATGTTCGCTTTACATGACTAATTTAGCATTAGAAAAACTTCCAAAAGTTTATGGATTAGATGTAGAGAAAAAAACAGGAGATTTGGATTATTTTAAAATTAGACATAGTAATACAGAGTTAACAGAAGAAGAACTAAAATATTGTGAAAATGACTGTTTAGTAGTTTACAAATATATTTTAAAAGAGCTTGAAAAATATGAAACTGTTAAAAATATACCATTAACAAGTACAGGACACGTCAGACGTGAGTTAAGAGATAAAATAATGCTGGATTTTAAATATAAATATAAAACTAAAAAAGCAATAAATACAGATGGTCATATTTATAACTTAATGCTTCAAGCATTTGCAGGTGGGTATACACATGCTAATTGGATATATACAGACGAAATTATTAAAAACGTAACAAGTTATGATTTTACGTCAAGCTATCCATATTGTATGGTAGCATTTGATAATTTTCCAATGTCAAAGTTTAAAAAATGTTATGTAAAATCAGAAAAAGATTTATGGGATAATTTATGCTATATATTAGTAGTAAGATTCAAAAATATAAAATGTAAATATTATAATAATTTTATTTCATTAAATAAATGTAGAAATTTAAAAGGCTCAAGAGTAGATAACGGACGTATAATTAGTGCTGATGAACTTGAAATAACACTTACAGAAATAGATTTTAAATTTTTTTTAAAAGCTTATGAGTGCGAATATGAAATTATAGAGAGTTATTATGCAAGAAAAGGATATTTACCTAAACAATATATTGAATTTACACTTGAAAAATATATTAAAAAGACGCAATATAAAAATGTAGATGGTAAAGAAATTGAGTACAATTTAGAAAAACAATTATTCAATTCTTTATATGGAATGAGTGTAACAAATAATATAAAAGATATTGTAATTTTTGATAATATAACAGGCTGGGAAGAAATACCACTTTCAAATGATGAGATTTTAAATGAACTTGAAAAAGAAGAAAAAAAAGGTTTTTTGTCTTTTTCTTGGGGAATATATGTAACTTCTATCGCAAGGAATAATCTTTTAGAAAATGTGTTAAAATTAGATGAATATACGATATACTGTGATACAGATTCTTGTAAATTAAAAGAGGGATATAATAAAAAAGTTATTGAAGATTATAATAAAGAAGTTATGAAACGTTTACAAAAAGCTTCAAAAGATTTGGAAATTGATATAAATAAATTTATGCCCAAAGATATAAAAGGAAAAAAGCACCCACTCGGATTATTTGAAAATGAAACAATAGAGGGAAAAAATTTTACTTATGATGAATTTATAACACAGGGTGCTAAAAAATATGCTGTAAAAATAAATGATGAAATAAAAATTACAGTTGCTGGAGTTCCAAAAAAACGGTGCTAAGGCTCTAAAAAGTTTAGAAGAGTTTAGAGATGATTTTGTTTTTGATTTTAAATATACAAACAAAAATATTTTAAGTTATGAAGATAATATGAAACCTTTTAAATTAGTAGATTATACAGGAAAAGAATATAAAGTTTTTGATAAATATGGCTGTGTTTTAGTTCCTACTACTTATGTACTGGGAAAATCTGAAGATTATGAAAATTTAATTGAAAGCTCAAATAGGGCAATTTTTAAAGAGGTGAATAATGGACGAATTAGAATTTATTAATAAATATAAAAATATGAAATCACTTAAAAAAATTTGCGTTGAAAACGGTGTTGATGTTTCAAATTTTTTAAAAGGATATCAAAAGGACAAAAGGAAAATTATAATTAAAGAGATAAAAAAAGAAATTTTAGAAATGTATAATATAATTATATATGATACAATAATAACAGGTGATGAAGATGGCAAATAAAAAAATGGTGCATTATAATTTAGATAATATTGATAAAATTGGGGCAAGATTTAATCTTATATTTGGTGAGCGTTCAAATGGTAAATCTTATCAAGTAAAGCATAAAAAAGCTGTTGAAAAATATCTAAAAACTGGAAAAAGATTTATTTTGATGAGAAGATTAAAAGAAGAAATTACATCTGAAAAAATTGAACAATATTTTCAAGATGTAGATGTTGCAAAATTAACAAATAACAAATATAATTGTATTACATTATATCGAAAAAATTTGTTTTTATCAGTTTATAATGTTGAAGATGGAAAAACCAAAAGATATGAAAAAATAGGATATGTGGTGGCTCTTTCAACTGAACAGAATTATGCTGGAGCTAGTTATTTAGATGTTGAAGATATAATATTTGAAGAGTTTATGTCAAGGTCAAGTTATCTATCAAATGAATGTAATAGGCTTATGAATTTTTATGCAACTGTTGACAGAAAAAGACTTACAACTCGTCTTTGGCTAGTGGGAAATACAATTTCAAGAGTATGTCCATATATAAATGAATGGGGATTACATCATATTATATCTAATCAAAAGCAAGGTACAATAGAAGTAAAAGAGATTCCGGATATAAATGACGAAAATAATTCAATAAAAATTGCTATAGAATATTGTAAGTCAACTGGAATTACTTCTGGAACAATAGGAACCAATGCAAATATGATTAATACAGGTGCTTGGGAAACACACCCACAACCACATCTTCCAAAATCATACAAAGAATACAAAGTTTTATTTAGATTTGGTTTTCAGTATCAAAATTTTAAATTTTTATGTGAATATTTAGTAGATACTATTGACAAGGATTTATTATGGTATATATATCCATATAATAAAGAATTTAAAGATAATATTATTGTTTTTTCTGATATAATAAAAACATCAAGATATTGGCAAAGAGATATATATAATATATCAATTAAAAATGAAAGATTAAAAAATCTATTTCAGAAATTCAGAGAAAATAAAATTTTCTATTCTTCTGATATGTGTGGAACTGATTTTAAGCAAGTAATAGATTTTCAAATAAGGAGATAAAAATATGAATAGTAAAATTATATTATGTAAGGGAATAAAACTTGATAGGGATTATGTAAACGTAATTGATTATACAGAATCTCAAATGTTAGAATTATGTAATAGTCAAGGAATAAAAGTCGCTGAAGCGAATGATTATTCATTTATACCAAAAGAACAAAATTCAATAATGGTGAATTTTACTTATAATCAATGTTTAATTTCAAATTATATTGCGTTTCAAAATCCTGATTATAGTAATAAATGGTTTTTTGCCTGGATAGATGATGTAATATTTAAAGGTGATAAAACAACAAAAATCACCTTTACAATAGACGCTTGGTCAACTTGGTTTGATAAATGGACGAAAAAAAGTTGTTTTGTTAAAAGACAACACGTTAACGATGATACAGTAGGAATAAATACTCAACCTGAACCGGTTGAGCTAGGAAAAGCAATGGTTGTAGAAAATGAAGTAACAAAGTTATATACTAATTTTTATCTTTGTGCTTTAATATCACCAAAAAAAGATGATATTGTAAATGGATTAATTAGAAATGGAATTTACTCTGGTCTTGGTGGTAATTTTGTTAACTCTTTAGATGCAGGAGCAATGAATACAGCATTAAATAATTATAGTGATGATTTTTCAAGAGTGCAAAGAGTTATACAATATCCATCAGTTTTATCTTCTTCAAATACTTATGAAGATGATATAACTATTACAAAATTAAATACGATTGACGGGTATACTCCTGTAAACAGAAAGCTTCTAACATTTCCATATAAGCAATTAAGAGTTTCAGCCTCAAATGGTGAAAATACTGTTTTACAATATGAATTATTTAGTGGAAATAGTGCAACTTTTGGAATAACTGGTGCGTTACTTCCTGAATGTTTTATTTCAATTTATCCTGAGAGTTATCGTGGATTAAATAAAGATATGTCTAAAAAGATAAATTTAAAAGCCGATATTGAGTGTGCGTGGGGTTCAGGAACTTATACAAATGGACTTGTAAATAAACAAACAAGCGACGCATTAAATCTTGTTTCTAATACAATATTAACAGGTATTTCTATTGGTGGACTAGCAACCGAGGCAACTGAAGCAAAAATGGCAACTCAAATAGCTTTAGGCTCAGGAATTGTAAGTGGTATTGCTTCTACTGGAAATCGAGTAAATGATTATGTAAAAGCGAGAAACGAATCTGGTCAAGTTCACGGTGGAAGTTCTTCAAATGTAAGTGATGTTGTAACATATAATCTAGGTTTTAGAGTTTATCAAGAATGCATTAAAAGAGAATACGCTGAACGAATTGATAATTTTCTAACAAGATACGGTTATGCAATAAATGACATAGTAAGCCCAAACTTAACAGGTCGTGCAAATTGGAATTATATTGAAATTGCAAATACAGAAGAAATTGGAGATGGTGATGTTCCATCAAAATTTATGGAAATAATAAACAATATTTGTAGAAAAGGTGTAACAATATTTCATAATCATTCAAATGTTGGAAATTTTAGTCTAAGTAATTCTATAATATAAAAAAGAGAGGAAAATTCCTCTCTTTTATTTTATGCTAGTGTTAAAGTTTTCCATATAATTGAACTTGCTTCACCTGAATTTGTAGCAATATAATGTTTCATTGTTCTTGTATCAATTATTATATCGCCAATTTCCCAATTTCCATTTGTTGGTTTTGTTGTATCGTTAACACTATTTGTATATACTTTTATATTTTTACCGTTATATTCAATTTTTCCGTCAACAGGAATTGAAAGCGCAGTATCAACATTTGAAGGTGTTCTTTCTTTCCAATTATATCCACAACATAGATTACCATTATCCCATAAGAAATTTTTGTCAAGAGATATATCTACATACTCACTATATTGATTTGATGCTGTTCCTCTATAAACTCTCCATTTTCCACGTGAAACACCATACCAAATTGCCATATTGCCACCATTTGCCAATTCAATATTATATG